CTCGCCAGCATTGATTCGCGCTGCGGCCAGTTGCATATTTGCCGCCTCGGCATCGACGGCAGATGAAGAAACCTCTGACTCTGCTGCCGCCACCTCTAGCCTTCCAGCAATAACCTCTTCGTTACCAGCCCCAACGCTCAGAGCAGCAGCCGCTACCTGCCTCTCAGCAGCAGTCATGCTAAGTTTTGCTGCTGCTAGTTCCTCCTTGGCGGCGGTGATGTTATCTGCGGCGACCTTCTTTTCTTCTGGCGAGGGCGCTGTTGTGATCCTTGCTGTTGCAAGGGTCTTCGCTGCCGCCTCGATCTTCGCTGCCGCTGCCTTCAAAGCCTGCTCCTCGGCGTCGCTAATGTCTGGCGAAGCAAGTCTACTATTAATTGTAGCAAGTGCCTCTCGCATACCAGCAGCCGTCCTCTGACCAACCTGATCTGCAATCAACCTAGCAGATGCAGGATCGACAACAGCCTTAGATACGAGGGAATTGCTAGACCTAACCGCCTGTGTGGTCGCTGCCTTTGCTGCGGCATTTGCACGAAGAGACGCCTGCTCGCGTTCATAAACCTGCCTTGCAGCGGCACTAGCGGAAACCTTCTGCGCCTTTGCCTGCTTAACGGCCTCGGTAGCCCTTGCCTTCTCCGCTGCTGCGGCCTCCTTGGTCGCATTCATCCTTATGTCTGCAAGTTCCATTTCAGAAGCAATGATTTTGTCCACAGATGCGATTTGATTGTAGTAGAATTCCTCCCAAGTTACGCCAGCCTTCGCTGCACCAGCCGCGATCTTCTTAAGAATTCCATCCATAATCCTGTCAACTTCTGAGATTCTGCGCTGACCATAATTGCTTGCTTCAAGGTGGTCGGTGGATCCTTTAGGGGCACCCTCGGGCCTCGGAGCATTGACCTTGCCCGCTGCTGCGCCGACCATCGCTGCGACATTTGGCTTGTCAGAAGCAGTAGCCATTGCCCTAATAGCATCTGGCCCCTCCTCCATCATCTTCGCTGCGGCGGCAATGTGGGTGCCTACCATGGCAGGGTTCATCGCTGTCAGCGTCTGTCCACGAGCCTCGGTAATGTTTCCTGAGTTACCACGGACATCATTTGGATTTCCTGCTTCCGGTAGTCCGTGAATGTTTGTCGCCTCGCGGTCGGAGTCTGGCCTAACATGGCTCATTTCTAGCCCACCCACGGCATGCACCTGACCGCCAGCGGCAGACACAGCGCCTGCTACTAGTGTGTCGAATCCAGTAACTCTCTTTTTCTTTCCATCGCGCGTTCTAGTAAACTGGCCCCCGACAGCATCCATTCTGGCTTGCTCATCGGGAGTAAGATCTAGACCGTACATCTGCTTTGTGACTGTTCGTGCATGAGAAGCCTGCTCTGGTGTAGAACCCTTCTTTAGTAGGTGCTGCTCTACAAATGCAGGAAGATCAGCAGTTCTAATGCCCTTCTTAATTTCTGCCGCCATCGCGTCGCCCAGGCCGATTCCAATTCCTGTCTGAGAATCAATAAGTGACATTGACCTACCAAGTGCATCCTTCTTCTTCTTTGCCTCAGATACATAGTCAGCAGCCAACGCAGGATCTCCCGCGAGCGCGCGTCGCTCTCGGGTTTCACTAGCACGCCTTGAAACCTCTGCTAGGTTTTCAGACATCTTGGAGCCAGTGTATCCAGGCACAGAAACACCGCCGTCGCCAGGCATAGGAGGTCCACCAGGCATACCCGGCCCCATGCCAGGAGGAGTCATTTTCTGGGCTGCCGCGTTTGTTGCACTCGCCGCTTCAAGGTGACCGGCAGCAAGTTGCTCTAGTAATACAATCTGCTTTTCCATGACAGAGTTAATTTCAAGCAGGGACTGCTTCTCGTTAAACTGAGCGTTCACTAGTTCGTTTGTTGCAGCATTGGCAGCAACCATATCAGTGGTCAGCATGTTGAACACACCGAACTTCTTGCCTCGCATAAATGCAAAGCCCTTCATTACCTGACCGATAAAGTTACCAAAGATACCGGCGATCATAAGGATCGGTCCAACGAGGGCAGTGATTCCGATCATAGCGCCAACAACATTCTTGATTGGATCTGGAAGTTGATTAAAAGCACCCAGGATTGCGTTAACTGCATTCAGGGCGCTTGTAAACACCTTGGTGATAACTTCACCAGCGGGAACGATCTGGGCCTTGAATCCTTCAACCGCACGCGACCACCTACGGCTCGTGGAATCAGTCAGGCGCTGCAACTCCTTATCTGCAATTCCAGCGAGTTCAACAGCACTAGCACCGTTCAACTGCATAGCCTGAATGCTCTGCGAACCCTCACGATTTAGGTTGTCAAACAAAGCAGAGATGCGAGCGAACTGGTACTTGCCGAAGATCTTCTCGATCAACTTAGCCTTTTCAAACTTGCTAAGCCCCTGTAGTGCCTTCTGGAACTCTAGCATGGTCGGCATCAGTTCGCCCTTATTGCCCTCGACGATTCCCACAAGGTCAATTCCAAGAGCCTTAGAAGCCTCCTGCGCCCTCTTCGTTGGGTTAATCAGCGAGGCAAGACCAGACTTGATGGCGTTAGCGCCTTCGGCTGCCGCGATTCCACCCTCCTTCATGGCAACAAGCATTGTTGCTAGGTCACCTACGTCACCACCAAGGGACTTGACCACCGGGCCAGCCTTGGGGATAGCGGTGGAAAGATCCTCTAGCGTGGTTGAGGTTTGGTTTTCAACAGCGTTTAGGAGGTTAACCGATTCAATCAGTTCCTCATTACTTAGTTGGAATGCAGACTGTAGGGAAAGAGTTGCCTTTAGAGCCTCCTGGCGATCAACCTCACCAAGAACAGAGAGCCTCATGGCTTCTCTTGTAGAAACTAGAAGATCTTCACCCTCCTTACCAGTAGCGGCAACGTCAGCAGCGAGTCCAATTGTATCTTTCATAGATACACCCCAGTCGGTAGCCAGAGAAGTTCCTAGGCCCTTAACCTGAGTCTTGATATTCTCAACTACGGAATCAGACACGATTCCAACCTGACCACCGTAAACCTTACCCATTCTGGTAAGTTCTTTGTCAACATCCATAAAGACGTTCTTGGCTGCTGCGCCCATCATCAATAGGGGTACGGTCATACCAACCATAATCTGACGGCCAGCCCACTGTGTATTCTTACCCCAGTTAACTGTCGCCTCCGCGTTCTGTGCTAGGACACGGTTGTAGATCTGCATTTCCTGGCGCGCGACGGCTACCTGTGTAGCCTGGGACTTGAAGTTAATTCCCTGAGGAGTGGAAACCATCGCTCTGCGCTGGCCCTTGTCGTCATTGTAGAAGTTTACCTGCGAGCGGGACATTCGAACCTGCTCTTTAGCAAGTTCCGAAATCGCTCCGCGAGCGCCGATTGCGCCCTGTCGATACTCCTTTAGCAGATCCTTCTGGCGTGCCATCGTAAGATGGTTGCGCTCAATACTTTTTCCAAGACGGACGGCTGCCGAATCCATGGCGATAGACTGGGTTGACCAGTTACGCATACCCTGTAGATTCTGATTGAAGTCACGGGTAACACCCTGCATAGACTCTGCTGATACAGCACGAGACTTGACAATAGAGGTGTTAAGTGCCTCAATTTCTGTACGCAACTTGCGCGCAGCAGAAGCATACGGCTGAATTGTCGCCGCATACTCGACTATAACCTTATGTCTATCCATTAGTTCGTTTCAAACCCGATGCCCCTGAACGCCAACCTCTCAGGCTCATTCATGCCCTGTGTCGGATCCGTCTCTCTCTCCATGATCTCTTCAAACGTTGGTTCGCCTGCGGCGCTACCTTCGCCATATTCAATACCCTGGAGTGCGGCGTGGAATTTAAACTCTCGTTCCTCCTTTTTTCTAATGGCGTCTAGAGTGGCAATCAGTTCCTCTAGCGATAAGGCATTTTCTAACTCTTGGTAGTTCCTCCAGTGACCTAGAAGAAATACCTCTGACTCGACTTCGACTAGGTCGATGTCGCTCCACTTTGCGCCGCTGCTGCCGCCGCCGCTACCATTAAATTTTGGTCATCAAAGTCAATCCCTGTAGCCACCAGGATAATCCTCTTCGCTGTTACAGCGTCAAGAGCCATTTCTAGGTCATACCCCTCTTCGATCTGTCCTGTTAGACAAATTGCGGCGAGGTTGATAATAAAGTCAAGGCCATCATTTTCATCTGACCCGTCCTTGTCTGGCTCATCAATGAAAGCCATAGCCTTCTTAAGAACACCAATTACCAGAGGGCGAAGAATAATTTCCTTGCCATCTTGAAGGCTAACCTTCTCTTCTGTATATACTGTCTTAGCCAATGTATTTCCTCTCTATGGGCATGATCTCATTATATCAGAAATAGGGGGAAAAGGAAGAGCGGAGAGGCCGAAGCCTCCCCGCTCTAACTAGAGTTAATGGTGTTTAGCCGTAAACTCGATCTGCGATCTTCATGTAACGTCCGTTTGTACCTGGAAGGCACCTGAACGAAACAGGGAAAGATGTAACCTCGTTGCGCTTAACCGCAATACCAACAGATTCGACCGAAATCGCCCTGTAAGCCTCGAATACGCGCTCGACGGTCTTGCCAGCAACGGACCTTGGTCCGTTAGCAACGGCGACTAGCGTCTTTTCCTGTGGGAAAGAACCCAGTGCGCCACCTGTGATACCAAGGGTCTTAGTGTCACCAACCTCGTTCCATGTACCAGGAACAGAAGCGCCAGCGACCACTACTCCATCTGAGGCAGAAACTCCCTCAGTGTCCTTCTGTCCGATTGCTCGGGCCAGGTTAACAAGGGTAGCCTCCGTTAGAGAGGTCTTTGCGTTTACCTTCTGCTTGGTCTTGAAAAGAATGGCAGAGTCTAGCAACTGGTCAACCTCAACGTCATTGAATTCTGGCTCGAACGAAAGGTCGAAACCATCCGATGTGAAACCGACTTCCTTGAACCCAGAGGTCGCATACGCAGCCAGTCCGTGTGCAACGTTACCACCGGAGAATCCGGTAATGCAGGAAACACCAACCGGCATTAGTGCTGCTGAAACAGTGAACAACGTAGCGTCGTCAGTGTAGCCAACACCGTCAGCGTCAGCAGGACCAAGGAAAACCCTAGCGCCACCAACGATAATGTTATTTGCTGTAGGCATATCTTAATTCACCTCCTCAATTAGTTTTTGTATTCGGAATCAGGTTCCGTAAAGCCTATCAATTACCTTACCGTACTCCGAGCCTACGCTCGTGGAATCTGGAAGGCAGCGGAATGTCACTGGGAACATAGTTGCCTCGTTGCGCTTAACCGCAACAGAAACAGATTCCACAGAGATAACCCTTGGTGCGTAGTAAACTCGCTCCGTAAACTCGGTTGCCGATACGGTTCCGATGTCACGAACAGACGGTCCAACTGCTAGGAAAGACCTTTCTTCCGGTCCTGAGCCAAGAGCGCCTCCGTCAATAGTGATCGCCTTAGTATCTCCCGCTGCTGCCTGTGCGCCAGCGACGGTTGATGCCTTCTGGCCCAGTACAAACGCAAGGTTCTCTAGTGTAGCCTCAGCGAACGATGTTGCAATTGTGACCTTCTGCTTTGTCTTAAACAGAGCAGCGGAGTCAAGCAACGTGTCAACTTCAACGTCTAGGTAGTCTGGCTCAAAGGTAATGTCAAGCCCTTCACCCGTGTATCCAACCGATACGAACGTACCCAGAACAGTCTTCTGAGAAACACCCGCGCCAGCAGCGGAAATTGCAGTCTTTGGGGCAGGAGCCAAGTAAATCTCGGCTGCACCCTGAATGATATTGTCTACATTTTGTGCCATTTGTTTTTTTCACCTACCTTTCAAATTTTGAATTTGGTGGAACGCTTCTTGCTAATCATAGCATGAAGTTTATCAGGAGAATCTTCCTGAACTATTTAAGTGTCTAACATATCTGACGCCGATAACCATGTCAAATGAAAGCCTGCCGGAATTCGATCTCTCTGGCTTAGAGTTCCTATTCTCTAGAACTGTAGTGTTTAGATATCCAAATACCGGTGAGGCTGCATATTCATTTAAGTCTCGCGCTGAGTCGTCCTGGCGGCGGAAGAGATCAATCATCAAAGATCTGATTTTGCTGGATGTTGAGAAGTCCTCACAGAATACAGTAAACAAGATTTGCTCATTGTGAACGTACCACAGGCCTGAATCTACAGGAGACTCTATCTGGTCATATGTAATAAAGGGCTTTCCACCGATCTTGTCAATCAACTCTGGCTGTTGCTGAACTGGAACAATTGGGACAATTGCAAGGGCACCAACCTGGTAGTCTCCAGAAGAAAGAATGCCGTTTGACTGCAATTGTGACCACAGCCACCCGCGAATATCCTTTGCAATTGACAAAGAGTAGTCTGTCATCGTATACCTCCCTTAGACAATTCTAACAGAACCTTATTCTTTTCAGCCTGTACCGCCGCTTGATATGCAGGATTTTTGATTAGCACAGATGGCCTAAAGTAGAACATAAACTCTTCTCGGAGAGCGTTCTTGACTAAATCGCCACCTGGGTTTGGAACCACAACTGGCTTAGATGTGAAAACCTGCTCGCCATCAATCTCAAACACCAGGAGGCCACCGTTAATTGGAGCGATGTTCACCTCGATGCCCTCTTCCATCACCCTGGCTTTATCTCGGAAAACGTGACCGCTAGGAACTGGAACCTTAGACTCTAGATATTCATATGAAATCTCAAAGGCTTCCGTGCCCAAGTTACGAGAGATCAACCTAAATAGTCTAGAGTTAGCACTACCTGTGGCTCCTGGCTCATATAGGTGGTGAAAGCGACCGTGGTTCGCTCTCGCCCTTGCGTCTGTAACGCCGTAGAAGCCGGTTCTAAGCCCTGCAAAAACGTTTCTGCTGAATCTCTGCGATGCTTGCTTTGAAGCGGCCTTAGAAACGATTTTGTTGTGAGCGTCCAAAATCCTGATAGGCAGGTTCGGGTCAGAAAATCGAGCCATCTTGAACCTCCGCGCGCGAGAGCATTGAGATATACTCGACGATCTTGCCCTGGGCGTTTACAACAGGAGCAGACCCATTGGAGTCGTAAATCGTTGGCTCGCCGTCGTCCTCTCGCCAAAGAATGCCCGAGGCGTCTGTAACAAAACTCACCTTGTAGTCCTTTGGTACCGTGAAGGCAGTATACATTCTTAGATAATCTGTAGACGAATAGGCTCCCTGACCAGAAAAGTTTTCATAGGTGCCAGGAGTATCCTTTCCTGACGCGGCGATGCCAGCGGCGTAGCAACGGATAACACCAAGAGAAGAGTAGCCTCGTACGAACTCGCCAGTGTTGAGATCCTGGGTCAGCGCCTCGGAAAACAACGTTGCCCGCATAGTATACCTTGATCCGGTCAGGCAACCGTAGAGGCTCACAGTACCCTGAATCTGCCAACGCGATATTTTTCTAGCAGTCTGTCCACGGCCATTAGGCCCGTGCCCGCAAAAGCGAGTCTATTGACTCTGGTTGCAGACTCACCAAACTTAATCTGGTCAACATACTGGTTTTGCTGAGCAGAGGATTCACATAGATAGTGAATTGTAAGCATCTTCGCAGCCAGTTCAACGTCGTACGGCACGGAACTCTCACCAAAGATTCCTGCGACGCGATACCTGTATCCCTCTGGGAACCCAAGGAACTCGCCGCCGTCCTTAACGAATAGAAGATGCCCTGATGGGCTAATCTCAACCGTAGAGGATCCACCGGCCTGGTACAAAACATCCCCTCCCTCGACCGAAACCGCACCGACCCAGGAG